GCTACATTGGATTACTTTGATCTGTATCGTAAGTTCACATACACCAATCAGGAGTCCTATCGTCTGGACCACATTGCGTTTGTCGAACTAGGTGAGCGTAAGGACGGTAATCCATACGAGACATTTCGTGAGTGGTACACTAAGGATTATCAGTCGTTCATCGAATACAACATTCAAGATGTGGAGATTGTTGACCGTCTTGAAGACAAGATGAAGCTGATTGAACTTGCATTGACGATGGCGTATGAGGCAAAGGTCAATTTTACTGATGTGCTTGGCACTGTGCGGTATTGGGATATCCTTATCTACAATTATCTGCGCGAAAGAAACCTTGTGATTCCACAGAAAAAAGAACACAAGAAGGTAGATAAGTTTGAAGGTGCCTATGTGAAAGACCCACAGGTAGGTATGCACAAATGGGTTATGTCGTTTGACTTGAACTCTCTGTATCCTCATCTTATCATGCAGTACAACATCTCACCTGAGACACTAGTAAACAAGGATGCCGAACTTGTTGAGGGTATGGTGGATAAGATGTTGGCTGGTAAGGTAAAGAATGATACAGAGTATTGCATGACTCCTAATGGTGCATTCTTTCGCAAAGACAAACGTGGGTTTCTACCAGAATTAATGGAGGGCATGTATAATGATCGTGTCAAATATAAAAGACTTATGCTCGACGCTCAACAAGAGTATGAAAACACTGGGGAAAAGTCTCTACTTAAAGACATTGCCCGATACAACAACATCCAAATGGCAAAGAAGATTTCTCTTAACAGCGCATATGGTGCTATTGGGAACAATTGGTTTCGTTATTTTGATTTGTTGGTTGCCACTGCAATTACTTCATCTGGCCAATTGTCTATTCGGTGGGTTGAGAAAAGTCTCAACATTTATCTTAACAAAATCTTGGAAACGAAGGACATGGACTACGTTATTGCTTCGGACACAGACAGCGTATACATCACTTTTGACAAGTTGGTTAGTAAGGTGTTTAAAGAGGGAACAGACACTAACACTATTGTCAACTTCTTGGATAAGGTTGCAAAAGAGAAGCTGGAACCTCACATTAATAACGCTTATCAGGCTCTTGCTAAAGTAACCAACGCATACGAACAGAAGATGGAGATGGGACGCGAGGCAATTGCTGACAAGGGAATTTGGACTGCAAAGAAACGATACATTCTAAACCTGTATGATATGGAAGGTGTTCGGTTTAAGGAACCTAAACTCAAGATCATGGGCCTTGAGAGCGTGAAGAGCTCAACCCCTGCACCATGTCGAGATAAGTTGAAGGAAGCAATCAGGATCATCATGGGTGGTGATGAGGAAATGCTAAATACATTCATACAAGATTTTCGTGAGGAGTTTATGACATTGCCACCAGAAGAGATTGCCTATCCCCGCTCCTGTAATGGACTGAAGAAGTTTCGTGGAACAGATCGTTTATTTGCACTCGGCGCACCCAAGCATGTTAAGGGTGCAATACTCTACAACCATCTCGTAGATGAGAACAAACTTGGCAATAAGTACGTTACTATTCAAGAAGGAGACAAGGTGAAATTTGTGAATCTTAAAGACAATATCTATCAAGCTTCTGCGTTTTCTTTTATGACAAAGATACCAAAGGAACTTGACATATTGCCGATGGTTGACTATACTAGTCAATACGAAGACAGCTTCTTAGCGCCGTTGCGTGTGATAACGGATAAGATGAACTGGATATTGAAAAACGATGAAGTTGGAACATTAGAGGATTTTTTTGGATGAGTAATATAAAACAATTTGCAAAACGGGGTTATAATGATAAACCTGAGCGAGATGCATTTAGGAAAATGGTTAGAGCAAAAGATTCTACTCTAAGAGATTTTCTAAAAGATTATTGTCAACTAGATTTGAATAATGGACCATACACTGAGATTGATGATCCTTTGGGCCCCTATGCGGTTGATCTGGGAATAGTTGATAAGGATAAAAATATTGTGTGTCTCGTAGAGGTAGATGTTTTCTTTGCGTGGACAAAGGAGTGGCCTAGTTTTTACAGGTGGTGTCACCGTCTGGCAAGAAAAGAAAGGTATTGGATCAATACACCATATCCCTATATTAATATCACTTTTAGTGCAAATCATAAAGACGGCATTATGACAACTAGAGAAATAGAAAGTCAATATCCTATAATAAAGAAATGGTTTAAACAGAAAAAAATGTACGATCAGCTTAGAGAAGTTCCTATTTCAAGTGCGATTAAAGTAGGTGCTTGGGCATGAGATATTATCGCTACACACTAGATGACCTAAAGGAATCTTCTGATCGAAAACTATTCTCATACATCTCCTTCTTTGCAGGCGGCGGTGGATCATCTGCTGGTTATAAACTGGCAGGTGGTGATTGTAAATTTGTGAATGAATTTCAGCAAGTCGCAGTTGATACCTATCTTGCAAACTGGCCAGACACTCCACACATATGCGGTGATATCAAGGATGTAACTGGACAACAGATTATGGAGATGACAGGTCTAAAGAAATACGAATTAGATATCATGGATGGTTCGCCGCCGTGTCCACCTTTCTCCATGTCTGGAACTAAGAAGGCAGGATGGGGTAAAGAAAAGGTGGCTTACGGTATGAAGCAGAAAAACATCGAAGATTTGACATGGGAGATGATTCGGATTGCAGGTGAGATGATGCCGAAGGTTATCATATGCGAGAACGTCAAAGGTCTAACGATGGAATATGCAAAGCAGCATTTAGATCGCATGGTCACAGACTTTGAAGCACTTGGATATTCAACTACATTTAAAGTTCTAAACGGTATTCATTTTGGTGTTCCACAGAAACGTCAACGTGTTTTCATCGTATCAGTACGCAATGATGTGCTGGAAGATATTGGTATGCCGTGGATGCTCGTTTCATCTCTATTTCCAGAGCCTGCACTGGATGAAGAACCAACGATAGAACAAGCAATTGGTGACTTGCAACTTAACAATATGAATCGTATAGATGCTGAAGAACTTTGTGAGAGGATGAAAAAGTCTGCTAAATATAAATGGTTGAAACGGCTACCCAAGAATCCTGATAGGGTCGTGTCTGTCGGTGATGACGTTGTGTCAAATTTTTATGAAAAATTTATTGCACATAGAAAGAAGTGGGGCAAGAGTATTCCAGAAGCTAAACACTCCTTCTACCAAAGTCGCCGTGTACCATGGAATCAAGCATCACACAGCCTCACAGAGCAGGGTTTGGCAAGTCTTTCCGTTCACTTGCATCCTCTAGAAGATCGCATATTTACTCCGCTAGAGGCCGCAGCTATAATGACGCTACCAACAGATTATGTGAATCCTTCTGAAGATATTTACGAGAGGGGTAAGCGCATTGGTCTGATGGTTGCTCCATTAATGGCAAAATATCTTGCAGAGAGTATATACGAAAATGTGTTGCAAAAATACAACGAAAAAAGTGAAATTAACTGTTGACAAATCCTATTCCAAATGTTATAGTTAGTTATAGTTAGAAATGAAGAGAAAGATTAGATTATGAGTAAATATTCAAATATTAAGAAGTTGCGTTTGGTATCTAAGCGACTTATTATAGATTCATCTAAGAAGTGGGAGAAGGGTAAGATTAACATCATTACCGCTGGTACTGGTGTTGGTAAAACTTTCAATATCATGAACAACCTGATCCCTGCTGATATTGAGGATGGTTATAATAAGTTTCTATTTCTGACGGTATTTACAGATAACGTATCTCAAGACTCTGAAAAAATGGAAAACACTTTTATTGAAAATGGTGTTAAAGCAAAAGTTACAACAGATGTTAAGACGTTTCTTGAGTATAAAGGAAAATTAGCAATTGTTCTAGTTTCTACTGTTTCTGGTGCTGTAAATGGTGGTACAGATAATGAAAACTCTAATATTCTGATTAACTTTTTGAAGGACGAAAAGTTTGCACTTTATTGGGACGAGGCTCATTTTGGTGGGTCTTCTTCTCTAGCTACATACAAATATAATACTGGTTGGCCGGGTACGGTATATAAAGCATCTTATTATAATTTTGCAGAAGCTCTTGCTCTTCTTGAAAATTCTAAAGTGTTTGGTTTTACTGCAACGCCCTTATTTGAACATAAAGGTCTGATTCCAAATATTAACTCTAAGATGTACAATCTTCTAGTTAAGAAAGAGGATTGGGCAACTCAAGAAGAGCTTACTGAAATTACTAGCCAGTTGCGTGATATTTCAGTTTATAATCCAAATAAGCTTGGTTTTGAGAAGGGTATTCAGTTAGCACTCAATGATTATTTGGCGTTCTCAAAAAATCTTGAGTTAACTGCTGAAATTATTAATTCACATGAACCGCTTCTTAACTTGGCACCAAAAACTATTATGACTTTAAATGCTGGTGCTAACAATGAAAATACAGAAACTTCTTTGAATATCTATGAAAATATTGATGTAGTAAAAGATTGGTTGCGTGGTAAAATTGATGAGACATCATATATTTTAGGTAAAGCTGATAAGGATGGATATTTTATTGGTAATATTCAAGGTGATTGGATTAAGCTGACAGGAGATTATGCTTTTACAGAATTTGTCCAAAAGATGGAAGATTCAAACGATCCCTTGCGGTTTATCTTTCACATTGAGAAGTTTAAATTTGGTTTGAATGTTCCTAATATTTCTCATGAAGTTCACTCACGGGAGCGTAACCAAGTTGGTGAAAATAAAGTAACAGTTTCTATTCTTCAAATCTTTGGCCGTGCTGTTCGCACTAACTTTGGAATTGAAGATTTGAATGTAAATTTTGTATCGGATGCTGTAGATTGGCTTGTAAAGAACTACAAGGACTCTCCTATTTTTGACGAATTGCGTGAGTATATGATGTTGCAAAATTCTCACACTTTCTTTGTTCCTGACACTGAAACCTATAAAGCTGCTATTCCAGAGTGGAAGGAAGACTATTCTGCACCTCTTTCTAAGAGTCAGTTCAATAATGTTGATCGCAATGGTTATAAAAAAACCATTTCTGCTTCTAAACAAGAGCGTGATGCTGCATACAAAGCAGCACAAAAGGATCGTTGTGAACGTGAGGGCTGCAAATGCTTTGAAGACTTTGTTACTAACCCGCCAATTGGTTCTGAAGAATTTCCTCTTTCTGAGGAAGAGCGTTTAGTAAATTATAAAAAGGGTTTGCAAGTAGACCACGTTGACCGCAATCTAAATAATCTTGCGCCTGAAAATCTGAAGACTTACTGCCCTAATGCACACAGCGGTA